TATATCCAATCATTTAATTCTGGCAGATCATATAAACCATCATAATCACCATCTGCTATTTCTGTGCCGTCTGTGTAATATGCAGGAGCATTGATTTCCCATATGCCATCGCTTATGTCTTGCATGTCATAATCTAGTTTACGCAAATCAATTTCTTTGCCTTTATACATTATTGCATTTCCTGTAGACCAAGCTGTGTCTGATTCTTTTTTCATTTCAACTCCTTCTTTTGGAAGATTTTCATCATCCATGTACCTTGGATCGTCATCATCAATAGGACCATCTGCTGGCATTTCATGATGTCTGCGGAAGTCTGAAACAAACTCTTTAATTTGATCAGCATCTAAATAACGAATAAGTTCATCCATTACTACCTGATGACTTCCTAATTCTTCAATTAAATCGTATAGTGGATCTGCATACTGTCCAACTGCTTCAGATGTAACATTTTCGTTCCATGCCTTTTCAATTGATTCTTCAACTTCAGCCATTTCATATGTTTCTTTGACCCAATTATCACCTTTTGGATCATTGCAATCACATTCACAATCTGATTTAGGTTTATAAATTTCATCTCCACAATGCTTACAAACCATCTTATCTTTGGCTTCTTGAACTTCTTCTGATTCAGTTTTGCTTTTGTCGCCTTTAACTTTATGAGTTTTACCGTCAACTTCAAACTCGTCTTCTCCAGCATCAATAGCATCTTGGCGTTTACCTGAGAATTCATTTCCTTCTGATGCACAGGCACCCATTAATGGTGCTTCTTCGTCATCAGTTGGAATTACCATAGGTAAGTCTTCTCCGTCACCGCTGTCCATATCCATATCTGGTTGGTCCATAGCTGGTTTGTCGCCAACTTCAACTCCTGCTAATTTAAGCATATTAGCAATCATATCTGCTTGCTCTGCTGGTACTTTGATTTCAGTTGGAGTGTTAACTGTTAAAGTAACATCTTCACCGCTGTTATGCTCTGTAACCTCTGTATCTGCTTCAGCAGTAGCTTCTTTAGCCTTAGGAGACTCTAACGTGTCCCATGCTTCTTCAATACCTTCTTTGGTAACTCTAATTCCTTCCTGCACAATATCAGTATTCTTAGTTTCACTATCGACAGTTAATACTGCATCAGCAGGAGTAAATTGATTAAGTGCTAATAATACATTTTTAATGTCATCATTATTATTTGCCATTTTAGTTTGCTCCTTTGTTTGCTTTTGTTAGTGGACTATCAGAAACTGTCTTGTCGTTTAGGATTGGTCCAGATGTAGTAGCATCTGATTCTTTAGATAATACTACTTTTCTGCTGTCATCTTCTGATGCAGAGTCTACAAGTTTAGAAACATATTCGTCGCCTGCTACATCTTTAGCAGAAACTTCATTTGCTTCTTTGTCTTGGTATTCTGTTCCTGTAATTGCTTCGTATTCTTCATCTGTTTCTTCCATTGATTTTTGAGTTTGCTTTTCCAATGGCTCGTCAGCACCAAATACTTTTAAAGTTCCTTCTGGTACTCTACAAAGTTCTCTAAGTTCTGTCTCTAACATAACAGGCTGAATTGGCAATCTTGTAGTAACGTCCATTACCACAACCTCGTGACCTCCATAGTTAGGAAAGTCTGCAGGGATTGCTTGTAGCATAAGTTTTTCAGGTCTTCCAACTTCAAGAGCATCATATTTTTTCATATGTCTTTCTAAAGTCTCGAGCTGTTTTTCGCTAGGCGAAAAAACCATTTTTACACGGTATTTGTGTTCCCGTTGTAATTGGTTAATATATTCTAATAAAGTGGGCATAATTATATCTCCTCATACTCTTATTTATTCTGACCCACACGATTTAGTATTGCTTGCACTAAGTCATTCCTACTAGCCAAGGTAGTTGAATCTGCGTCTATGACATTTGTATCATCCTTATCGTCTGACTGGTTAAGTTTTGCTTTTCTTAGCTGTAATTCTACCATTTTAAGTTTCTTTTCTAACTTAGATACTTTGGCGTCTACTGCTACTTTAAGTAATGTGGCTCCTACTTCAAATACTTTACCGGCATTTCTGTCATCAACATTAAAGCCTAAATCCATTAATCTATCGCTTTGACCTTCTGCCTTTTGTGCAAGGTTATCTAATTCTCTTTCAGCACTAGCCATATCTGTAACAGTTGGTAAAGCCGTATCTATACGACTCGCCATATCTATTACTGCCTGAGCAGATCTTATTTCATCCACTACTACTGGCTCGATATTGACTTCTGCGTCAATTGTGTTGTTTAGGTCGGTACTATCGTTTTCATCATCACTTTCGGGAGAAAATCCAAATACCTCTTCTAATTTCTTAGTCATGTATATACTTATGATCTTAATACCATACGGGTGTTCACTTTGAACCAAAAATTAGGTTATTTACGACGTGTTCTGTTAGGACTAGCCTTATTAAAAAGATCTTCCTCTGTTATAATACGGAATTGACAACCCATTCCTTTGCACCAGGCTCTAGCGGCTTCCCACTTTGCCATATTAAGTATTACTGACGCTTTTTCTTTCTGGCTACGAGCTACTTCTAAAGTAACTTGAGCTCTAGGTTTAACTTCGATTAGTTCTGCTCTACGTTGATTATTTTTTCCCATATAAGTTATTAAAAAGTCTGGGACATAAGTTGTTTGTTTTCCAGTAAATGGATTTCTGTAAGGTATTCTAACTGCTTCACTTGCCCAAGATATAATATTAGGATTATTATCACAGAATCTCATAAAGGTTAACTCCCAACCACTTCTATATGTTGGAGCTCCTTTACCTGTGTACTTGTTTGGGTTGAGAACCGAATAGGTTCCTTTTTTAAAATTGTTGGCCATTTTTATGTACCGGCTTCAGTTAATAACGCCTCGTTTGGATCTTGTGTAGTAATTAATTCTCCAAGTTGTGTTGTATAAGCATAATCATAATTATTAACACGAAACTCTCTTAATACAACCGGTGGAATGTTAAGAGGCTGTTTTACATTATACGAGATACCGTCTGGATTATTATTGGTATTAATATTATTTAAAACATCTTGAGTAACCACTAACTTTCCAGTCTTAGTTGCTTGAGTAATTAAGTTATTAAACTCAAGTCCTAAGTCAATACTTGCTTTCCATAGATTCTGAACAACATTTTCTGCTGGTGTTCTTCCTAAGCCCAAGTTTAAGACTTTCTGTACTGCTTGATCAAATTTTACTTGTGGTATAATATCACTCATTAACCTCTCCTAGATGCATCTCGTTGTGTTCTAAGTATGTTATCCTTACGTTGGATATCTTCTCTTACCTTAGTATTTTGTGACGAGTTAATTTGCTGTAATGCTTTTCTAGCATCAGGGCTTAGTTTATTTCTTTGAGCTTCAAGTACTCCTGCTCCTAATTTATCATCTTGCTGTCTTACAATTCTAGCAACATCGGCGGCTTCCGATGGTGAAAGAGATCTTCTAGTTTTTCTATTAACTGCTTGAAGAATTTGTTTTCCATTTGAGTTATCAAGACGTTTTAGAAATACTTCTTCAACAGGAGCATTAGGTTTTAAGTCTCTTTGATTAACTGCTTGACTGGTCTTAATTTTATCTTTCCTAGCATCTATTATTTCTTGAGATTCGCTACCAGTTAGTGACTTCTTGTTAAACACTACTTCTCTTTCTTTTACCACTGACTTTACTACTGTCTTTGGAGGAGGATCTGCTTTTTTCTTTGTATCTGGAATAGCTTCAGGTGCTTTATTTGCTGGAAATTGTCTAATATAATTTCCGTCTTTGTCTATATCAACGTTACTAAAGTTCTTTCCTGCATCTTCGTGCCAGGACATAAATTCGTATCTAATGGAAAGTGTCCACAATACCGCATCACTTGCCGAATAGTCTAATGTATCGTGTTGTGCATCAACAATATAAGCATTATATAATTCATATGTTTTTCCTGTAAATTCAGTTTCGTCTAAGTCGTTTCTTAGAGCTCCATCTGATGTTTGTTGCATATGAACTTTTATTGTCATTGGCCTATTAGATAAATTTTTAGAACCGTCAGTTGCATCAAACTGTCCTTTTACAACATCACTGATAAATGTTTCTACTGCATCATTTTGTTGATCATAAAATGATATGGTAATAGGTTCAAAA